GAAGCATTAGATATAGGTAAAGCAGTTATACGAAGCAGATGGAAATTCTGGGGAAAGTAAGTGCCAAAACGCTTATACCAAATAAAAGATTTTTCAGGAGGATTGAATAATCTAAAAGATCCTGCCGACATAGCAGATAATGAAGTTGCAGATGTATCTAATCTAACCTTTACTAAACAGGGTGCGATTGGTGGTGCGTTTAATATGAAGAACGCTACAAACAATTTATTATCTGCTTATGATACATCGCATATAGACCATATGGAAGCTGGTTATGGATTAGGGTATTTTGAAACAGATTTTGTTCGTGATGGTGTTACTCAAGAAGTAGCTACTGCTGATAACACAGGTGGTAGTGAAGATGGATTTAAGCAAAATACAGGAACAAAAGCACTTGAGATGAAAGTTGATGGCTCTGCTGTCAACCTAACTACATCATACCCTGTTGGGACTAGACTACTTATAACCGCACCGATCTTTCCTTCTAATTCTATCGACGCAAATGGGCAAGGTATATATACTGTTGTAGGTCATAGTGGTAATGATGTCATTTTAGATAGAGCAATTAAGATATCACTTGAAACAGGGCAGGTATATTGGGCGGCTACAGTAAAGGGATTTGGAACTGGTGACAAGGTATTGTTACTTGCTCACCCCGATGAACATAAAATAGATGTATACTCAACAAATACAGCAGGTACAAATTGGGAGCAAGATAGTATTGCTCTTCGTTCTTCTGCTACTGGTATAAATTCTAAAGTACTGTATCATAAAATAGATGATTCAATTAGGTGTTTTGACACTGCCGATAAAAATGACTGTAAGGTTCAGTGGTATGGTTGGATTAATAGGAGACATTTTCAATTACTAGCAGCTTTAGCTGGGTCTACTACAGATGATAATTCTTATTTGGGTTACTTCGCTAAAGATAATAGTTTAGCAAAACCAACTAATGGTACTTGTGTTGACGGTACTACTACACCAGCCGTATCAACTTTTCCTTCTGCGGGACAAGGGTTTAATTTTAATATATCTACAAATACAAGCGGTGAAGGATTAATTAAGTCTGGTATTTATGTATTTGCACAAAGCTTTATTTATGATGATAATCAAGAAAGCTTGCTAACTGAATATAGTACTGAAGTTACCGTAGATGAGGCGGATGATTTTAAAGTATTTTCTGTAAATGTAGGAGCTAAATCTCCTTATGACCCTAGAATATCTGGCGGTAGAATATATATAAAAGAAAAAGATTCTGACTCTGAATATTTACTCTTAGTAGACATAAATCTTACAAAAGGATGTAGAACGAATCTGTCTGATGAATACATTACATTTAGAGATGGCGGTAGCTCTAACTATAATAGCCCCACAACTAGTGCTTCGGATAATCTTATTATTAAAGATTTAAATTTTATCACTTACGAAACAATAAATGGGTATCCCTCTAGTATTTTTAGCAATGCGTTAGGTGATCAAGGTGAGTTTTGGAAAGATTCTACAGTTGCTAACAATAGAACTTTTATATGTAACGTATCGATGAAAGATGAAAATTCTGGAAGCACAAAATCTACATCAACTGTTAAAAATTACCCTGATAGAATTATGTATTCTATGCCAAATAGATTTGACACTTTTCCTTCTTTTAACTTTATAGAAGCGGCTAAAGGAGATGCTGATTATTATACAGCTATAGAATCATTTGCAGATAGAATATTAGCATATAAACAATACAGTTTAGACATTATAAATATAGCTAGTCCTAGTGATACTAATTGGTTTTTGGAAGATAGTAAGAATTATATGGGTATAGAGTTTCATGGGGCAGTTGCTAAGACTCAATATGGTATAGTGTGGGTAAATAAACAAGGTTTGTATTTTTATGATGGTTCTAAGATAAGAGACTTATCAGAGAATAAAATAGATGATGATACGTGGTATAGCTTCGTAACAGTAAACTCTATGATAATATATGATGAGGCAACTAATTTAATTTACGTAGTAAAGAATTGCTCTAGTGATGGCGATGCATATTTATATGATTTAAAGAAAGGTAACTTTACATACCTTAAAGATTTTACACATGATGGTATTACAAATGTAGTACATACTAATTTTTCAGATAGTACTAATGCTTTAGTGGGTACTGATGCTGGGTCTTCTACTAGGTTTTACAAATTACATAGAGGTTTTCAATCTGTAGAAAATGTTTCTTTTCAAACTAAAGACTTTGATTTTGGTAATGCCGCAAAAGTAAAAAAAATATATGCTGTATATTTAACTTATCAAGAACTTGGTGACCAGATAGATGGTACTGTTACGCTTGTTGAAGACGATGGAACATCTCATAGCTTAAGTGGATCTATACCCGAAAACTCAGATGGTACTTACAATACAGTAAAATTAACTCCATCTTCTCCAGTCATTTGTAACAAAATTTCTATTAAAATGGCACTTGGCGGTGGAGATTCAAGCTTAGTACAAATCAATGATATAAGTATTGAGTATAGAGAAATACATAAAAGATCTGGCTAATGATTAGAGAAGCAAGAAGAACACAAAACTCTAAACAAGATAAGATACAGGTAGTTAAGTCACAACCATCTGTTAATTCACTTAGAGAAGGACAAGAAGTTATATATATCTCTAAGTCTAACAGACTAGAAAGATATAGAAAAGAAAAAGGTAGGTTATGGGTATCTTATATGGATACTGACAATAACTACACTGTAAACAAAGATTTAAATGTAGGTGGCAATTTAAATGTAAAAGGTCACATACTTGGTATTCAATATCAATTTATTATGCATAATTTTACCGATGATTTAAACACTGATAAAGTTTATTTACCTTGGAGTACAAGCAGTGAAGGAAGTGATATGAATAGTGCTCAACGATCTTTATTAACTCCTTACAAGATGACATTACATAAATTGTATTTTAGACCAGAAACATTAACCGATGGGACAGCTAATTTTACATTTGGACTAGACAAACAAGACGATGGAGATACAAGTGTTGATTCTATAGCTACATCTACATACGAAGCAACGCTATCTAGTGATACAATGATTACTGTAAATAAATCAGATTGGAATAACACACCAACTATAGAAGCTGGTAAAAAAGCAGGATTGTTCGTACAATCAAGTTCAGATTCATCTGGAACTATAGATTGGTATGTTACATCCGTTTGGGAAGTAGAAATACTTAATTAGTATGTGCGTCATAACATATTTATTGTTAAATTCAAAGGAATTTTAAAATGAACAATCCGAATAATTTATTAAACATGATGCAGACTGGTGGACAAGCTAGTTCTGCTGGAGGGACTTCACTTATAAGAGCTTTGCGAAGACGAAGCGATATAAAAAAGTTAGAGAGGCAACAAAGGAAAGAAGCTAGAAGACAAAAAAGAGGTGGTTTATTTGGTAGTCTTGGTAGTATTGCTGGCGGTTTACTGGGAGCGGCACTTGCTCCTGCTACAGGCGGTGCTAGTTTAGCTTTGTTTTCAGGGCTTGGATCAGCGGCAGGTAAAAGAGTTGGAGAGGGTTTAGGAGCTGGAAAGTCTAAGAGTTATGATAGTTCAGGTACAGTTTATGGACAGCAATCCTTTAGGGACATAGACCAAGCTAGTAGTGATTACAATAGAGGTATGGGTGAGAGAGCTTTAGTTGCTGGTGCTCAAACAGCTATGACCGCTGGCTTAAGTCCTAGTGGTGGTATATATGGTAAGGTAGGTGGAAAACTTAGGACATTACCGGGAAGTGGTAGTGCTGTAGGAGCAGTAACAAGTTCTGCAATTCCGACTGCAAGTACGAAGGGGTTAGAAGCTATGGAATCTTTCTTAAGTCAAGTAGATACAAGCGGAAATCCAGTACCTTTACCATTTGGGAGTAAACCTAATTTAGTAGGTAGTAGTTTTTTAACTTCTCCTAATTTTTCTACAGCAACTACAGCATCTACTGACTCCTATTTTGATCCTTCTTCGCTGTCTGGCTACTTAAGTAATTATGAAGATGGTGGTTTAGCAGCTTATCAAACTGGAGGTTTTACAGCTTCTAGTATTCTAAAACAACAAGGTTTAGATCCAACACAAGATCAATTAACGCAATTCCAAGCTTTTGACCCTACACAAATACAGCAAGCTAAGACAGGTGCAGAACAAAGTTTAATGTCTATGACTGGTGGCATGGGATTATCTAGTGCTGGTGGTGGGTTTGGGGCTAAACAAAGAGCAGCAACTTCTGCTATAGGAGCAGGGAAAGATTTAGTTGGTGATACTACTGAGCAGGCACAAAGATCATTTGAGTCACAAACATTAGGTACTGCTGCTGACTTGGTAAATCAGGAAGTAGAGTTTAAAGAGCTTGCTGCTAATCAACAAGACTTTGGGCAGTTATATGGGGTAAATACTAACAATGAAGAAGATATGCAAAAATTAAATGAGATGTTACAAACAAAAGTTTTTGGTCTTAACGAGGTTACAATAAGTGGAAATCTTCATGTTTGGGATGATAGTTTAAATCCACCACAATATAGACCGGCTTAATTATGGCTAGAAGAAGAAGTATATATAGTAGTAGACAAGCACAAGCTCCGGGTACTTATGATACTCCCTTAGCTGATTTTCTTGATGCATTACCGCAGTACGTAAATCAATATCAACAGAATAAATTACAGGAACAG